CCAAAGGGGAATTGTTCATTAAATATCTCGGCGTGTAGCTCAGTCTGGTAGAGCGCTCGCTTTGGGAGCGAGAGGTTTCGGAGGTTCAAATCCTTTCACGCCGACCAGGCTGGGGAAATAAAATGTTAAGAATAAACGATAAACTATTAGAGTTGCAGAGGAATGGTAGAAGATTAACCATCAAAGAACAACTAGAAATGTTAAGGTTATGTATTCATATGAAAAAAGTAACAAGGTTAAATGGGCCGGCCGTGCAATGGTGAGCTCAACGGGCTGTAAACCCGCCGTCTATGACTGTGGTGGTTCAAATCCATCCCGGCCCACCAGATAACATTAATGAGAATTGACTTATGACACAAAAATATGATAGAATGAATTTAGAAGAAGAAATTATGAATGTATGGCAAACAAGAGATGATTTGGATGCTATAACAGAAAGAATCCTTGATGATCCAAATGGACCAATGACAGAAGATGAAATTGGAAATGTTTTGATTGGACTAAGTGAATTACATGAAACAAGATGTAAAAAATTGTGGAAAGTTTTTGAAACTATGATTCATGATGATGAAGATCTTTTTAATGAGAACGCAAATTTTAATGAGAAAAATAATGGCTAGAGAAAAAATAAAACCACTAAAGAAGAAACGTAAACTCTCTGAGGAACACAAAGAGAAATTGCGAACACGCCTCGCCGAGATGAGAGCGAAGAAGAAACCGGCTGAGTATAAGAATATTGCTAAATCAGTTCTTGCTCTTCCAGATGATGATACATATTCTTTTAAAAATGTTAAGGAATGGATTAAGGAAAACAAACTTCAAGTTTCTACCAAAAGAAAGACAATCTGCATCAAATCTCGCAGATTCTAAAAAGGCATACATTCGATACTGTGAATTCTATTTGAAAACTGGTGATTGGATTGGAACATTCTCTGGAGCGAATGAGGAACACAGGGTAGTGCCGAAAGTAATTGCGATGGCGTACAACCCCGATGGTACTCCAAAACGTTCTGTTGGATTTTGGTATCCAGATATCAAAACGGTATGGACTAAAGAAATGGAATTGAAAGGTAAATCGATAGAAACGATCAAACGCCACCGTTCAACGACTAAATTATCTGCATTGACAGATAAACGTTTTACTTCAAATTTATAAAAGGAATTTATGACAGATAATGATAGTTTGGATGAGGCGTCAACCCACCAAGCACCCGCAGTAGAAAGCCCTAGTACTGAATTATTCAATCGTGGACAGCACGTATTCATGGGCGAGGTAACGATGGAAACAATGAAACCATTAATAGATTGGATCATTGCTGAAAATTATAATAAACACAAAAGAAAGAAAGAACTGACCCTGGGGATATGTTCTCACGGTGGTGATCTTAATGCATGCTTTGCTCTAGTAGATATAATGAAAGGTTCAAAGATTCCAATACGTACTATCGGAATGGGAATGATTGCATCTTGTGGATTAGTGATATTCATTTCTGGAACCAAAGGCAGTAGAATCCTTACCCCAAATACCTCTATACTTTCTCATCAGTATACATGGGGGTCTTATGGGAAAGAACATGAATTGTTTGCTCAAGTGAAAGAGTTTGATTTAACTACACAACGAATGATTGCTCACTACAGAAAATGTACAGGTTTAACAGAAGAGAAGATTAGAAAATATCTTTTACCTCCGCACGATGTTTGGCTTTCTGCTAAAGAAGCAAAAAAATTAGGATTGTGTGATTCAATTAAATCGACATACTAGTACCAATTTTGATTATTTGATTATGAGAGGTCTTGACAAATCGTAATTATATGATATAATAAAGAGATAGAATTAAAGATACCGCAGGGGTAATCGTAGAGCTTCGACTCTCCACCTAGATTTATAGCTAGGTACATTAGAAGCTATTCTCTCACTACGAAAGCGATAACCAAGCTCTCCTGCGGTATCCATATATATAATAGTTGATTAATATTAATATAAAACTTGTGGAGAATTATGGTAAAAGCGGTTCAACCGGAAGCTGAAGTTTTTTCGGCTTCGTCTGCAGAAAGTCCCAATACTCAGGGCAAATCCAAACGACAAACTAAAAACGATAAATTAAAAATAATCAATCCAGATAGCGATGTAAAATTTGAGATTGATTTTGAAAATGATGGTGGTGCACCCCTAGAAGCTATATCAGATAAAGCTATAGGTGGAACAGAGTTGATGAGGAAATGGCTCTTTGAAGAAATGGAAAAGAGGGAACCAGGATTGCATGAGAAGTTCCAGTTTATCAGCACAAGAGTTAGAAATCTTGAACAGAAACAACGTATTCTTTGGGTCCATGATTTAGCCAATGACCCGGAAGTTCAACATCTAAAAGAGAAAGAGAATTGGAGTAAATGGGAACGAATTGTTTTTGTTAGTCATTGGCAACAATATCAATTTTCAGCATATCTAGGACTTCCTTATGACCAAGGCATCGTAATTCAAAATGCTATCCATCCTATTCCTATTCACGAAAAACCGAAAGAAGATGATAAAATAAATGTTTGTTATTTCTCTACCCCTCACCGGGGACTAGAGATTCTTTTGAATTCTTGGGATTTTATGAGGAACACTCTTGGAACTGGAAAGAATGCAGAACTGAACATCTATTCCAGTTTTGAAATATATGATCGCAAGCATATGGATGAACAATTTCGTCACATTTATAAACGTGCGAGAGAGATGGATGGTGTTAATTATTATGGCACTATTACTAATGATGAAGTACGTGAAATGTTGAAAACTCAACATATCATGGCGTATCCTAGTATCTATGAAGAAACCAGTTGTCTCACTATGATTGAAGCATGTAGTGCGGGTTGTTTATGTGTTGTACCTAATCTTGGAGCTTTACCAGAAACAGGTGCTAATTTCCCCTGGATGTACGGTTGGGAACCAGATCCTACAAGACACGCACAAGTACACGGACACATCCTCTCGCGGGCGATCGAGCATTTCTGGGACGAAGATGTGCAAAATTTATTGAAGATACAACAAAATTATTTTGATATGTTTTATAATTGGAGTTTACGTAGTGGCCAATGGCAACAATTTCTCCATGCTATAGAACAAGAAATTCCAGTCGAGGAAATTTCAGTCGAAGAAGAAGAAGAAAAAGAAACGGAAGATGGCACAACTAGTTGATTTTTCGCAGATTGTTATTGGTTCTTATATGACAGCTGCGAAACACGCATCTACTGATATGGACGTTATTAGGTCTGCGGTATTAAATACATTACGAATATATCGAATTAAATTTGTAAACGAATATGGTGAATTGGTGTTATGTTGTGATGACCGACATACTTGGAGAAAAGAAGTTTTTCCTAATTACAAAGCTTCCAGAAAGAAAGTTAAAAAGTCATCCGGAATCAATTGGCAAGACCTATATACTTGTTTAAATCAATTGAAAGAAGAATTGCGTAATTGGTTCCCCTACAAAGTAATACAAGTAGAGGGAGCGGAAGCTGATGATATTATAGCTACTTTAGTGGGTCTAACAAATGAGAGGACATTGATATTGTCGAGTGATAAAGATTTTGTACAACTTCAAGGATTTAATGTTAGACAATATTCACCGATACAGAAGAAATATGTAGACTCTCAATCGGCCGAACATTCACTCCATGAGAAGATCATAAAGGGTGATGCGGGAGATGGGATTCCTAATATTATGTCAGATGATAATGTGTTTATTGATGAGGGTAGACGCCAAAAACCAATTACTCAGAAGAAGGTTGATGCTTGGTATGAACTAGATCCAGAGACATATTGCACAGAAGAAATGTTAAGAAATTATAATAGAAACAAACAGTTAATTGATTTAGGCGAAGTGCCCGAGTCAATCCGCATAAATATAATTAATCAATTTGAAAACGCTAAAGTTGGTAATCGGAAGCGCTTACTCACATACTTTGTAAATCATAGATTAAAAAATTTAACTGAGAATTTATCGGAGTTTTAGTTTATGGCACGGAGTATACCACTCATATTTGAAGAAGTAGCCGCATCAAATTCTATCGAAGCCCGTAAGAAGGTTCTGCTAGAAAACGAATCAAATCCACTAAAGGAAATATTAAAATATGCCTTTCATCCAGATATTAAATTTGCTCTTCCCCCGGGTAAACCTCCGTATAAAACGATAGGTTCACCGGACGAGTACAATCCCACATATCTATATCCCAATATTAGAAAATTTTACTTATACATTGAAGGGGGTCATACTGGACTTACTCAATTACGAAGAGAGCAATTGTTTATTCAGATGTTAGAAAGTTTACATCCTAAAGAGGCAGATTTAGTAATACAAATTAAAGATAAAAAGTTGAACTATAGAGGTTTAACATATAAATTAGTAAAAACAACTTTTCCGGAAATATTACCATAAATGATAAATGTAGATAAGTTTGAAAATAGAATAGTTAAATTTAAACGTATAGATTCTGATGGAAATGAAACAGCAAAACATGCTGAAATCAGGCAAATAGATTATGACCAAAACGAAGATATACCCCGTTCTGTTACGGCTAGACTTACCGACCCATTAAATTTTGTAATAACTTTGGGATATGATAAGGACATGAAGAAATTTCGTGGACCTCTTGGAACTGATATTTGGGAATCGGATTTTAATATTGGAGAATATATCCAAAGTTCGAGTATGGGTTCAGCCGATAGATACATGAAAAGTCCAAAAAGAACTCGGGCTAAAATCTAAGGAACGGTAAACCCAAAATAGAAGAGGAACATGAGGAAATTTATTTTATTTCTTGCTCTATTTTTTGCTTCAGTATCTATTGGTGGCACCTTCATAGGTGGTTCATCAGAACCAGGTATTGATCATTTTTATATTCATCCATCAAACACAAGTTATAATGGATTGTATCAAATAGCAGAGAAATTAGCAGTAGGAAATATTTTTTTAAACGTAGATGATGTTATGTGCATGGCCAAAAATATATTCTTTGAAGCCGCAGTGGAAAGCACTGCTGGAAGATTAGCTGTAGCACAAGTAACATTGAATCGTGTTAAGTCAAACAAATATCCCAATACAATTTGTGATGTAGTTTATGAGGGGAAACATCATGCAAGTGGATTTCCCAAAAGGGATCAGTGCCAATTTAGTTGGTATTGTGACGGCAAAGGAGATGACCCCAGGGAAGGAAGGTTATGGACTGATGCACAGGACTTGGCCAAATATGTAATTCTGAGACAAGACGATTTACCAGACATAACAGATGGTGCTACTCATTATCATGCAAGATATATTGATACACCGCGATGGGCAAGACAAAAGAAAGTAACTGCGAAAATAGATGAACATATTTTTTATAGAACAAGAGGGTTTAATTTTTAGACTATAAACTCTTGACATTAGGGGGCCGTTGTGGTATACTATAAGTGTAATTGAGAAAACCCCCTAATAGGAGAATTTTATGAGAGAAGGAAAGTTTGATAGAGATGAGATTCGAAGTGTATTACTAGAACATTTCGTAAGATCATCTTCACTAATAGATAAAATTGAAGAGATGATGACAGAATCGTTTTCGGCAGGATATTCGTTTGCCAAGAATGAAGATGAGTTAGTACGAAGAGCTTCCGAATCACTGAGTGAATAATATGAAGAAAGAATTTTATTTGTCTACTGCGGTACACAAACTTGATGAGTCGATTAAATCCGGCGGTTACAAACCCAAGTCGAAATTCGGTGACAAGTGCACTTCTCTTGTAGTTGAACAAGAGTTGAGAGAATGTGAAGCGCCTGGGGCAATTAAAAATGATCGCATCAATGAGGTCATGAAGAAAATTGAGAAAGAATTAAATTCAAATAATTCTGATTCCGAGTTCTTCAGAAATTGTCGCGATGTTGTTGCGAATCGCCACATCACGCCACCCCCAAGTTGGAAACTCAAGCCAAAAATTTGGAACTACCAGTTAGGATTTCTTGCTTCTCTAGTGAACAATGTTATTAAAGAAGAGAAATCTCCACCTAAAGAAAATTTAAGTCATCTTGGTTATATTGGAACTCAGGGG